TAGGCACGGTCCTTCATGTCCCGGTTCAGAATCACTTCGTACTTCTTCGCCTTCTGGATCATGTCTTCGGTAACGCGTTCAGAATAACCCAGGGTCAGCAGAGAGTTGAGAGTGACGATCAGGCAAGCACCACGATCTTCCTCTTTCACCATGTGAATGTAGTACTGCTCTCCGTCTCCGCACCACTTCGGTGCGTACTTGACGATGTCTCCTACCTTAAACATTTTTCCTTCCTCCTATCTCAGTCGGGGTGAGTACCCTTTGTTCGATCACAGAATATCACAGGGTGAGTACCCTTGTCAAGCATTTTTTTCAGAAAAATAAAAAAGCCAGGAAACGCAGTAAACACAACGCTTCCAGGCTACGTACAACAAACAAAACAGGATCTATCTCAAAGAATTTAAAAAAACACTTGCATTGCAAGCACTTGACAGTACAATATGGTATAGGGAATATATATCCCTATTGGGACCCACTTGGAAACCAACAACCACCAAATCCATCTACGAATCAACAGGCCGCCATTATCGGCGGTCTTTTTTTCGTGCCATAAAACCAGGGCGATTATCACAGCCAGACAGGCAGAAAGCAGTGCGCAGGATATGAAAACATAGTATCCCCATTACGGTAATTAATCCCACATCTATTCCCACTCCTCAATCTTTCTTTATTCCAGCTTTATCAATCAGCAGGAATCAGGAATGGATTGAGACGCATAAACATAAACATGAGACCGACCCCTGCCGGGGCAAAGGAGAGTGAACCAGATGGCAAGGCCGACAGGTCCGATTACGGCCCGGATTGAGAGCTTCATCCGGATGGAAGCCAGAGGAGAACCAGCCGATGATATTCTGAGGGAAATATTCCATCTGGACCCGGAAACTTGTGATCCAAAGGAAAAGAACAAAGCATATCAGCAGATGTATCGCTGGCGGCATCGGCCTGATGCTGATGCTATTTGGCAAGATGAGTTGAAAGCTGTTGTTCGGCGCTGTGTTCCGAATGCAGCGAACCGCATCAGGAACCAGATAGACAGCAGTACGGAATGGTTAGCCAACAAGGCTGCCAATGATGTCATAACGTTGGCCGGACGGATCGGTGTTATCGGAACAGAAGAGAAGGCGCTGACCGTCCAGGTGACCGGAATGCCGGACATTGGATCGCCTGATGAAAATGCATAAACGGTCCGAAACGGGTCGAATATGCAGTGATTATGCAGGAAGCATTCTGGAAGAATCTGGTAATAATGGCTGAACCCATTGATCCATAAGGCTTAGAAGGCAATCAGATACTATTCGTGAATCTACGGTTTTACGAATAGTTTACTCCAATACCCTATCCCCCCATCCCCCTTCCCCTGCCGAAAATAATGGAGCGGCCCGCCCCGCCAGCCGCCCCGGCCAGGGTCCGACCTGGGGGTGGGGGTGGGTCAGCCGGGACCGGGGGGATCGGAACGTGACTGGGACTCCGGCGGCTCCGCTCCGGTAGAGCGTATAACCTCACCTCCCCAGCATCCATGAGGTGGGGGATTTTTTTGAAAGGAGGGAGCGAATGCCCTCCATCGTGATCAACTACCAACCAACGGCGAAACAAAAAATTTTTCATGCATCGAAGGCGAACGAGATTCTTTACGGTGGTGCTGCCGGTGGCGGGAAGACGAAGGCTCTGATCATGGATGCGCTCTTTCGTTGTCTGAAGAATCCCGGTACAACGGCGGCGATCTTCCGGAGAACGTATCAGGAGCTTGAGGACACGGACATCAAGGAAGCGCAGGCTTCATACCCGGAAGGGATTGCGACCTACAACGCAGGGCGGCATGAATACCGGCTTGTGAACGGGAGCAAGATTCTGTTCCGGCACTGCGAGAATGAAGCGGACCGGTTCAAGTACAGCGGTATTGAAATCCAGTTCCTTTACTTTGACGAGCTGACTTCTTTTGAACAGGTGGTCTATGATTTCATCAAGACGCGCTTACGCGCAAAGAAATCGCTTGGTGTGGTTCCCATTGTGCGGTCTGCAAGCAACCCCGGCAACATCGGTCACGGATGGGTCAAGAAGATGTTCGTGGATGCGGGACCGTATATGTCCATCCAGGAGCAGGAGATTTTCAGTGAGACCCTGCACAAGTCAAAGAAGATCAGAACACAGTACATACCCGCGCTGGCGATGGAGAATCCGTTCATCACTGACGATTACATATTCGAGCTGGAGCAGAAACCGGAAGCGCTTCGGAAGGCGCTTTTGAACGGAGACTGGGACAGCTTTGAAGGACAGGTGTTCAAGGAGTTCAGGAACGATCCGGAACACTACACCGACCGGATGTGGACGCACGTTATCGCGCCGTTCAAGATTCCGCTTGACTGGCCGAGGTTCTTTGCCTTTGACCACGGCTACAGCAAACCGTTTGCCTGCCAGTGGTGGGCGATGGACTTTCAGGGAAGGGCGTACCTTTACCGCGAGTGGCCGGGTGTGAAAGCGCGGCAGGCGAATGTCGGCATGGAACTGACACCGGTGCAGATCGCTGACGGCATCCTTGAGCGGGAGGAAGACGAACGGAAGGACAACCTGAACATCCTGCGTGTGGCTGATCCTGCCATCTTCGACAAGAGCAGGGGTGACAGCGTTGCCGACCAGATGGCACCTGGCTACATGGGACGCAGGCAGGGCGTTGTCTTCAACAAGGGCGATCACGCCCGCCTTCCCGGCAAGATGCAGGTCCATGAGCGGATGCGGTTCGATGAGAACGGCAAGCCGATGATGTATGTGTTCAATACCTGTACGAACTGGATACGCACGGTGCCGACCCTGCCGTATTCACAGAAGAAACCGGAGGATGTGGATTCAGACGCGGAAGACCACGACTATGACGCTACGCGGTATTTCTTCATGGACCATCCGGTCACGCCTGTGAGCAGGCCGCCGAAGGTGTACAGGCCGTATTCCCCGTTTGACGATTGAGGAAGCGCGGCGGGCCAACGTGCGAAAAATAAAAACGAAAGAGGTGAACGCTCCTGCCTCTTTTTTTGTTTTTTGCCCGCCCGCTTTTTTGAGGTGATGATATGACTGAGAAAGAAAGAGAGCTTCAGGAAGAATTCATTCTTGACGATCAGCCGTTAAGCGAAGAAGACCAGGATCTGCTGGAAACCATTTATGACCGGCTGGACATCTTTGAGCAGATGAACCGTCCGTACCACGACAGCGCGAAGGAAGCACGGAAGATCCTGCACATGGAGGACCCCGGTCAGGACGATCCTGTTTCCGTGCTGAAGAACGGCAAGAAGACGCTTCAGCTTCAGACGCTGAAGTCCACCATCAACAACGTGGTGGCAGACCAGATGCTCTCGATGCCGGAAGCGAAGCTGATGCCTGAGACGGCAGAGATGCAGGAAGCCGCCGATGACCTTCAGGACATGGTGCATTACGTTGTGTACTGCGCCAACGACTTTGAACAGATGCACTACCGGCGGTGCGAGGACTTCTACGGTCCCGGCACGGCGGTGACGCAGATCGCCTGGGACGAGGACATGAACTACGGCAGGGGCGAGGTCGCGCTGATCCGCTGGCCGATAGAAGCCTTCCTGTGGGACCCCACTGCGGAGAACATCCAGGACTGCCGTGCGGTCATGAAGGTGAGCTGGCGGCCGCAGAGCTGGTACCGCGAACACTACCCTGATGCCGGGAAGTATGTCGGATGCGACAACGGCACCCACAACAATGTCGGCATGACGGACGGGCAGGAGGACGCGGAACACGCCAGCGATGAAAAGCGGGCGCTGATGATCGAGTACTGGTGGCGGGAGTATGACGCGAAGAAACGCCGGTACACGGTCAATGTCGCGCTGGCTGCCGGGAACGCCCTGCTGGAAGTGAAGCGGAATGTCTACAACCACGGGATGTATCCCTTCGTTGTGGATGTCCACGATCACATTGAAGGCAGCCTTGCCGGTGACGGCCTTGTCCGGGAACTGACACCGATGATGCGGTACATCAACCGGTATCAGAGCTACGTTGACATGAACCTCCGGATGAGTTCCAAGGGGCGGCTGCTTGTGCGGCGCGGTTCCGGGATCGACAAGGAAGCGCTGACGGACTGGGAGAACGATGTGATCGAGGGCGATAACATCACGCCTGACAACCTTCAGTGGTTGCAGAACCAGCCGTTCAACAACATGATCAACCAGGCCATGCTTCAGATGCAGACAGACCTGAAGCAGGATTCCGGCGCGAACCAGTTTACACGCGGCGAGACCACGGGCGGCATCGTATCCGGCAAGGCGATCAACAGCCTGATCCAGGCGGGCGGCAAGGTCGCTTCCATGCGGACCGAGCAGCTGAAGTACGGCTTCAAGCAGATCGTTGAGCAGATCGTCTGGCTGATGTCGCAGTTCTACGATGACAAGCGGGTGGTCATGATCACCGGACGGAAGACGGCGGTGAAGGTGGACACCGAGAAGCTCTTCGGCAAAAAGTCGAAGGGCGCGGTGAACCCGCCGCCATACACCGTGCAGATCGAGGTCTCCAGCCGTGATCCACAGCGGATCGCGAACCAGAATCAGATGTTCATGGAAGCCTACACGATGTCCGCGCAGGCCCAGCAGTTCTTCCCGCTGAGTTCGCTGTTCAATATCCTGAACCTTGACGGCAAGGACAAGATCCTGCCGGTCATCCGGGCGAACGAACACTATCAGGAACAGATGCAGGCGCTTCAGCAGCAGCTGGAACAGATGGGCCAGCAGATGGAGCAGATGCAGGCCGAGAACGAAGGTCTGAAGAACAGGGTCAACAAGACAGCGAATGCGCTGTCTCAGATCAGCGCAAGGAACAGCGGTTCACAGATCCCGCCGAACCAGGCAGGCCCGGAAGGGATGCCGCAGCCGCAGGGCCTTGACAAAGAGAATCCGATTGTGAACGGCGCGGTGAACATGAGCGGTGTTCCGACAGGGGCCGCCTTACCAACTTAAAAGGAGAGAAGGACAATGGCTTACGAAAGAACAGCCGGGACCGGCGGCACACGTAAGAAGAAGACCGTTGAAGATCTGAAGAAAGCCCTGGGCGCGGGTCAAACGAAAACGGTACAGAAATCCGCGATGGACCGGGATATCGCTGCAAGAGCGAACCAAGCGAGAAAGAAGCAGGCGATTGACCGGAACATGCAGCGCCTTCAGAATGCGAAGCGGCAGAATCAGGGTTACGGTACGCCTATCGATACCACGCCGCAGCAGCGGGGCGTTGACAGCTGGATGAAGGACAAGCGCAACGAACAGCTGACGAGGAACCGGAAGAGCGAAGCCGCCATTGAAAAGCCGGTCAAGAAGGCACAGAAGCTTACTGCCCAGCGCCGCGATGTGATCAGTGATAGGCTTGTAAACCGGGATGTGCAGACAGGATATAACCGTAATGCGTTGCGTGCTGATAATGTTGGAAGCAAGAATGTGAACAAGATTACACGCAGCAAGCAAACAACGCCTGCCAACAGGAATGAGAATTCCCAGCGCAGGGCGCTGATGGATGAGAAGTCCTCCCGGCAGGAATTGCAGAAGGCGCTTGAGAAGCCGAAGTCGGTCACCGCGAGGAAGCGGGAACGGAACGTGATCGACCAGACCCCGGAGGAAGCCGACCGCAAGATCAAGGTCAGCGGCTGGAACAAAGAGCTTGGGGAAGACCTGAAGAAGACGAAGCCGTTCACGAACAACCTTGTCGAGCGGGGAAAGGGCGAGAAGAAAACGCCTGCCCGCGCCGGTATGAGCGATGAGAAGAAGATCGAAGCGATCAAGCCGCAGTCCCAGCGGGCGAACGAACGGAGCGCCGTGATGGGAGACAAGGCCGCGAACAGGGATAAGCAGAGCGATGAAGAATACCGCAGGCGCATTCGGGAACAGCAGTACCAGTATGACGCGATGAAGAAGAAGCAGAAGAAGGAAGCGAAGCTGAAGAAGACGAGCGGAACGAAGAAGCATGAGGCTTCAGCGCAGAAGATACAGGCCGCGTTCACTTCCACCGGAGACAACAACAAGAAAGCGAAGACGAAATCCGGAAGCAGTTCCAGCAAGAAGAAGAACAAGAAAAAGAAGAAGGGTTAATACATGGCATTGACCGCCGCGTTTTCACGGCGGTTTTTGTATAAATCACTTCCGCGCCGCGTTTTCACGGACGGATGAAAGGAGAATTCCTTTGTACGAAGACGAGACCATGGTCGAAAATGAAGACTTCGATACTGAAGCGGACGACACGCTTCCTGAAGGCATCGAAGAAGAGGACGAGTCCGAAGAAGAAGACCTGACTTCCATTGACGATGGAGAAGAATCGGAAGAGGAAGAGCAGGCCGAAGACGAACCGCAGGAACAGCAGGCCACTGAACCTGGGTGGATCAAACAACGAATCAGCAAAGCGGTGAACAAAGCTGTGGCGGCTGCGCTTGCACAACAGCAGGCAGAGTTCGACAAGCAGATGGCACCGCTCCGGGAGAAGATGCTGAACGATGAAGCGAGGGAGCTGGTGCGGCAGGGAGAGTTCAAGTCCCTTGACCGCGCAAAGGAATACCTTCAGCTCAAGCAGGGCGTAACCCCGCAGGCTCCGGCTGTACAGCAGCAACCCCGGAACGATCAGGGGCAGTATGCTCCGAAGGAAGATCCGGTGATGGCAACCCGGATCGATATGCTGGCTCATCAGGCAGACACGATCCGCGATGAGATGGGGATCGATGTCATTGACGCGATGAACCAGGATGAAGACATCAAGGACGCAATCAAGAACGGCGAGATGGATTTCTACGATGTTGCCAAGATGATGAGTCAGCCGAAATCCAGACGGGCGCCGTCACCCATGCGCTCCCCCAACGGAGCCAGCGGTGTGAACAACAACTCAATCATGTCCATGAGCGATGAACAGTTCGCACGGATGGAAAAGAAAATCTCTGAGGGGGCGCGCTTTACTTTAAGATAAGGAGAGTGCAAACCTATGCCTACCGCGAATACGAATTATTCTTATGACTCCGGCATTGCGCCGACCCTGCTGGAATCCTACCTTCAGCGCCGTGCGCTTGAAAACGTACAGCCGAGCCTTGGCTACCTGAATGACGCGCAGATGATCGAGCAGCCGAAGAACAACGGCAAACACGTTAAATTCTTCCGCTACACCGAACTGCCCGCGATCACCAAACCCCTGTACGAAGGCGTTACCCCGGACGGCCAGAAGCTGACCGAGACCGCGTTCACCGTGATGACCAAGCCTTACGGCGGCTACATGGAATTCACCGATGAACTGGATCTGTTCCATGTGGATAGCAAGACCCAGGCGATGTCCGACCGGCTGAACCGTCAGGCCCAGCTGTCCATCGACACGGTCGGCCGCGATGCCATCTGCGCCGGTCTGAACGTAATGTTCCCCGGTGCCGTGACTGCCCGCGCTTCCGTTGCTTCCACCGACAAGATCTCCTACGCGCTGATCAAGAAGGCGGTCCGCAACCTGAAGAAGAAGGGCGCACAGCCTTTCGCCGATGGTTTCTTCCACGCGAAGATCGACCACGACACCTACTACGACATCAGCCAGGATTCCCACTGGATCAATGTCGCGCAGTACCAGAACGACCGGCGCGTACAGAAGTACGAACTGGGTACCGTGTACAATGTCAAGTTCTTTGAGGTTGACAACGGCAAGGTGTTCAGTGCCCAGAGTTATCTGTACGACACCACGGGTTACCTGACTGCCGCCGCCACCTATGACATGACCACCCGGACGATGACCATCGCCGAGACCATGACCGAGGATGTGGCGCGTGAGCTGACCGGCAAACTGGTGTATGTGAACCGCAGTACCACCTACAACACGCTGATGTGCATCGAGCGCATCTATCCGTCCGGCACGGCGAACACGACCAAGGTTGTGTTCCGCTGGAATCCGTCCGCGTCTGAGGGCGCGAACTGGACTACCGGCAATAACACCTACATTAAACCCACCGGCGGCGGCAACAGCTGCGATGTCCACGCCACCCTGATCTACGGCCAGAATGCCTTCGGCATGGTCAAGCTGGGCGGCAAGGGCAAGCCGAACATCCAGATCATCGTGCATCCGGTCGGTTCCTCCGGTTCCACCGATCCGCTGAACCAGCGCGGCACGGTTGCCTGGAAGGTTCCGCATTTCGCCTGCGCGGTTCTCCAGGACGATTTCATTGTCCGGATCGAACACGCCGTCAGCGATTAAGACGCACCCTGGGAGTATGGAACCTCCACATGCTCCCGTTGTTTTCCTCCTCCTGTGGCCGCCTGTACGCATCAGGCGGTCACACTTTTATATGTGCCGTGGAATGAAGCCATGTGAGGTGCAAATCCTTACCGGCACGATTATGCGAAAAAGAATAAGGAGATGACACTCATGGCTGTTAGAATTCTGAAGCGGGAACCGCAGCTGGACGATATCCATTATGTTGAGGCGTATGGCAACAGTTTAGATGACAAGCCGACAGGGTTTGCGACCGGAAGCGTTTTTATCGAAGTCGATACCGGCAAGGTATATCTCTATGATGAAGATGGTGCCGCGTGGTACGAGGTAGGCGGCACGGAACCGGCGGGTGGTGGCGATGAGTGACACCGGCAAAATTATTGCTCTGGCGAAAGCTGTGGCCGGAGCTGAAAACGCTTCTATTGAGACGGATGTTGAGAATTTAAAGAGCCAAATAACGCAGAAAGTGGACAAGTCTGCGCTTGGCAATGCAGGTATCACAGCAACATCATATACCACAAAATTCGGTGGTGAGTTTAGTGTAACAACGGCATCGGATCAGGATTGGTTAAGTCCTCATGCGTTGGCAAGTGTAACAGGCAGAATCTATAAAGAATATAAATACAGAGTCACTTTCAACGGCACAGAGTATATTCTTCCGCAAAGGCTGTGGTATAAAAAATCAAGTACTGGGCTTAAAGTATTCGAATACCTTGGAAACTTAAACCTATGGATATCTGACATAAGTGGGGTACCTTCTGGAACAGATAACGTACCGTTCTTTATTGTGTCAGATTTGAACAATAATAATTCTATTGATGTTTTGACTCAAACAGCAGGAACATATACGATTAAAGTAGAGCAGATTAATTATACAAGTTCAAAACTTCCAGATGTATTAATTTATGGTGACGAATATTCACCTATAGAAAAAGCAGAGTTAACAACAAGTGCATTTAATGGTATTTCAATAGGTGTTAATGAATTACAAAATAAGCGAGCAACAACGGCTGTTGGATATGGAAATGAAATAACAAATGAATTTGCAATTGCTATTGGTGTAACTAATGAAATAAGTGGAATTAGTGGTCTTGCAATCGGAGAGAGAAATGTTGTAAGTAATAGATACTCAAAAGCACTTGGGTATGATTGTATCTCAAGCGGGGAACATTCACTTGCAACAGGTGCAGGGACAACAGCATCAGGGAATTATTCACTTTCACAAAACTATAACACCGTTGCGAGTGGCAACGAAGCACATGCTGAAGGATATGGAACAACCGCATCCGCACAGGGAGCACACAGCGAAGGTGGAAACACAAGTGCATCCGCAAACTGGGGTCACGCTGAAGGTTTGAGGAGTGTTGCATCAGGAAACAGTTCCCATGCACAGAACAAAGATACACTTGCTGATGGTTATTATATGACCGCATTGGGAAATTCAAATGTCGGTTCTACTGCATATACGGCATGGGTGGCAAATACTTCTTACGCAAAAGGTGATTGAGTAACATACAATAATA